ATCAGAGTTTGTAAGAGCAGCAAGTCCCTTAGCAAATGGGTTAAGAACCATTCCATAACGAGTCTTAAACCCGATACGTGGTTGGAATGTATCCTGACCGATTGCTCTGTACATTTGTAGAGGAACATATGGGCAGTAGAATAATCCTGCATCATATGCATTGGTACCCTTGTAACCTACAACGTAGTACTGTGAGTCAGATACGTTTGCTGAATATGGGTCGATGTAGACCTTGAAACGTCCGTTAAGTGTTCCAACGAATGTGTTTCCTGTGTCGTCGATCTCTCCGATACCACCAACTGCACCACCGATTCCTGAGTCGTAGTCAAGAACACCACTCATAGCAAGAGCAGAAGCTACATCAGCAGATGTGATGATGATGTTACCCTTCCCTCTACGAGTTTCCTGTGCGATTGCGTTGGCGTCTCTTTCAATCTGGAATAATAGTCCTTTGAACTTTTCAACTGACCATCTACCATTTGAGTCAACGTCAAGGTCGAATACACCCGCGTTAGCAACGTTAGCCTGTGCACCAGGTTTTGCACCTCTGTATACAGTTCTAACAACTTCTCTGTTGATTTCAGCAAGGATCTCTGTTGAGAGAATGTTTGCCAACTCAGACTCGGCATCTAATCCGTGGATAGCTTTCAAGTCTTGAGCAAGTTCAACTGAGTAGTCTGCTCTTAGTGCTCTACCTTTAGCTTCAACAGCGATCTTGTCGATGCTGAATGCCATTTCCATGAATGCAGTTCCTGCTGCATCTCCTAGTGCTTCTTGCTCAGATGTTGTGAACTTAGAAGATGCTAGGTCATAGTTTGTGGATGTTGTTCCACCACCAGTTGCATCGTTGATAAGTGCAGGGTTCTTCTCTGTAGTTGCTGTTGGAGGTGTTGCTCCGTCAGTTCCTGAGAATTGTGCATCTGGCTCATCGAAGAATGCTTCGTTACCTGTCTGGTTAGTGTATCTGGATCTCATTGCGAAGATCAATCCAGTAGGTCCTGTCATAGGTTGAACACCTGCGATGTCATAAGCAATAAGCTTAGGCATTGCACGACGAATCAAACTGATAAGGATTGGATCGAAACCTGCAACTGCACCACTACCAGTAGTAGGTGTGTTGATAGGACCAACGTTTGTTGGTGCTTCTGTAAGAACTGCACGCTCTTCAGCTAGTGCACGCTCTTGGTTTTCCAAAAGGATTGCGGTTACCGACTTTCTATAAGGATCTTTGATTTCAGAAAGACCATCATGGTTTAGTACTGGTGCCCACTTCTCTTGGAGATTTTCTGCATTAAACATGCGGATTTACACTCCTTTGTGTTTGTTTGGGTTTACAGTTTGAGTTACAGTCTCTTAGCGAGTTGCTGAACATAAGAAGTCATGCTCTCGCTTACGACTTCACTTGGTGTAGCTGGTTGCTCATCAGATATCTCTTCCTTAACTTCTGGTTTCTTAGCACCGAAGTAGGACTCCTTGATTTGCTCCAACTTCTCACGATACGACTCTTCGTTCTTGAATTCCACTGCTTCAGCTAAGGTGCTGAACTTATCTCTCTGAACTTCTACAAGTCCTCTTGATAGTTCTGTCAAAATCTCATTTTTACGATAACCACCTACGGCTTCATGTAATGCAATGTTCTTCTCGACCTGTTCATTAAGTCGGGTCTCCATGTCATCTAATTTCTCGCTCATATCTGCTACAACGTCTAGAGCTTCGTCTGGTACGTTGATGTTGCTTTCAATGAACAATTTCTTTAATCCACCCATAAATGCTTCGGTGACTTCAGCACGAAGACCTTGCTCAATAGCAAGTTCGTTCTCAGTCATCCACTCTTCACAAGCATATGAGAGGAAATTCTCTACGCGACCCGCGAATTCTTCCTTGATCTTCTCAAGTTCTTCGCTGATCCTGCCTTCTGCAGTTTCCTTAAGTTTGGCAACTTCACTTGTTACCTTCGCAGCAACTGCAGCTTCAAACACAGTTGTTGCTTTCTTTTGGAATTCTTCGTCTAGGTCAGCACCACTTAGGATTGCTGTGATGTCTTCCTTGACTTCATCTTCGGAAAGTGTCTCTCCTTCCTTTGCTACATCATCAAAGATTTGACCACTTAGTGCACCAGGCATACTGGATGAAGCACCACTTGGTTTCGTCTTGATTGTAGAATCTCCTGTCGTACCCACTGGGGCAGCTGCTTTTTTACCTACGTTATCAGGACCTTCTGGTTTTTCTTTAGTAGAACCACCAACCTCAACAGCACTGTTTGACAGTGGTGAAGGTTGTGGAGGAACTGCACCTTTCTTAATAGCGGTATCGCCAGTTGCAGCATCTTCTTTTACTTCTTCAGGAGCCGCGTTTTCTGCGATCACCTTTTTGAATTTTTCATCAATACTTGACATTTACGTACTCCTTACGGATAAAATTAGATTGCGTTAAGATTTAATAATATTATTTATAAATCATAAACTTCTTAGCAGAGCATTGAACGCGGCAATCTTTCGTTCTGCTAGTTCTTGAGCTGAGGGAGCATTGTCAAGAACATCCTTGACTGCTTCCAACTGTGCCTCTTTAATCGCACCATCAACTAAACACCACTCCTTACCTTCGTATATACCTTCAACAAAAGCATCAGGTGCGGAAGGATCAGCAACAATGTCTGCTGCTGTGGAGAGAATAAAGTCGTCAGCGACGATTTGTGTGGTTCCTTCTCTCTTGATAGAACCAAGACCACGTGATGACACACCTAGTTGCACACCCTCTTCAAGTAAGTTCTTAGCGATCTTACCCATAGGGGTCTCTAATAATTTTGCCTTACCCATAAAGTTTGTTCCTTCTGGGGTCAACGAAACTATCTTATGTGACACACGATCTAGATTTATTGTAGGACCGTCGGGATGACCTAGTTCACCTAACGCTCTTCCGCGTTTGACGAACTCTTCATTGTACTTTTGTACCTCACGATTCATGGCATCGAACTTATACATTCTGCCATTACGATTGGTGATCTCGGTCTGCAAAAAGACACCCTTAATATAGGTGGATTTCTGACCGTCCTTTTCTTCGGTTAGAATCTCAACTGGTTCAATTTGTTCCGTGATCAGTTTCATCGGTTTCCTCTTCTGTTTCTACATCGTTACGATTGATAACGTCTGCTGTTTCCTCTGGTGATGCTTCTCCCTCTGGAGGAAGACCATCATCAGGTACATGTGGAAACATACGATTTGCAACATCTAGTTTGCTCGCATCAACAGCTGCTGCAGCTTTTACTTGCAGCATATCTTTGAGTTTTTCTAAGGCATCTGCCCTATCATTATCCCAAAGTAAGTCAACGATTTCTCGTTCTTGTGTAGCCATAATTAATTGTTACCTAACTTTTATTTATTACCGTTCCCGTTTTGAGACGCGGAAGATTTACGAGGATCCTGTCTACCATTCATTTTTGGAGGAGCTTCCCCGTTCTTCGCTGCTGTTTTTTGCTGTTGTATTTGAACATCCTTCATCTCTTGATCCTTCGGTATGTTTTCTATGTCCGCGTTTATTGTATCTTGATCTAATTGAACTTGACTTGCAGGATCTATTGCTCTTCCACTTTCAATATCATCTGCCATCTGAACATCCATCTCTTCCATCTGTATTTCTGTCTGACCTAAGATTTCTGATCTGATATACTGAGTAGAGAAATACTTTCCAACGTAAGGATCCATAGCAGCAATGACATTGAGTTTCTCAGTCATCATTTCAAGATTCTTAAGTTCTGTAAAGTGATTGTCATAAAGATAGTCATATTGAATATGCTCCTTCATGTCATCCCAGTCTTCTGGAACAATAACGCTCTTAAGTATTAGTTGTGTCTTAAGGGTGTCATGGAATATATCACTAAACTTCTTGCGGAGTTTTCCTACAAACTTAGTAAACTTTAATTCGTCTCTGGTAATCTCTGCGGATCTACCAAGGTCAAATGATGTTCCACTTTCTAGTCTTCCTGCAGGAACATTTAACGCTTTGTAAAGTTTTGTTTGGAAATATTGCACGTCTGTCAATTCTCCAAGGTTTTGACCACCTGGCAACGTAGTAATCTCTGTACCTCTACCACCTTCTCTACGTGGTAACCAGAAATCTTCCATCATTGACATATATTTTCTGTCATCTCTGATCTCACCAGTCTGTGCATCATACACTAACTTGTTACGATACCTACCCATAACCTCACGAAGGTATGTCTCCGCTTTTTGTTTTGGTAGATTACCTACGTCAATGTAAAATATTCTTCTCTCTGGTGCTCTTGATATTCTGTAGATAACAAGAGAGTCCTCAATCATACGTAACTGGTTGAGAACTTTGATACCTTTATGCAAGTATGACAATACGATATTTCTATTCGTATCCATGATACCTGATGTGCAATATGTAATTGCGTCTTTTGCAATTCTAATTCCGCTATTTGCAGATGTATTGTTTAGACCTTTTGGATTGTATAAGAAATACTCTTCGCCTTTACCAAAGTCATACTTCATAAACTCGTCTGCAGTTTTTGGTTTTGTTATCTGCCTTACTTTCTTAATCTTATGAGGGTCTACGTAACGTAATTCTTTGATACCATCAGCAGGATTATCTAAATCAATAACCTTATGGTAATACAAACGCCCATCAATATACCATCTACGGAACATTTCATGAGCTTTGCTATCGAATCCGAATAAGTTTTTAATGTAATCGAACTCGTCTCT